TGCGAACTACTGGAGTCGCCGGGCTTGGAACTGCTAATGGCTAGATACGACACATATGGTCAGAACGATGACCGGATGGTAGAAGAACTCGATACTGGATTTATCGGGTTCAATAACCGTTTGCGTCCAGACCAGCTATCTCCTGGTTTGCTTACATCATCCAGCAATGGACGCCTTGGTATTAATGGAGAATGGCAAACAAGAAAGCCTATGTCTTTTCTGGCAGCTCCATTTCCGGCTGCTCCATTGCGGGTAGGCGCTGTGCGCTTGCACGACACCAACTTGGTTGGTACCATATTATCCACCGTTTTAGATGTTCCTAGCGGCACATTGACCATCACCTTTACTGGTGACGTTTTTCCATATGCTGGAGTGACTGCTGCCGATTGGGTGGGATATGTAGTTTATTTGGATGGATGGGAAGGTAATGTACCTATTGACGGCAACCAAATCATTACCGACGTTCCCGCTAATGACCAAATTGAGTTGATCATATCTGGATTAACGACCATAGACACTGAAGGCACAGTGGAAGGTCCACACCTTGACGATACCGCTATTAACGCAGTTGAAGATGCCATTGCCTACAGTGATCCTAATAATGACAGCGAAAGCTATGTATTTTGCGTAGGAACAAGCAAGGCATCTGTTGTAAATACGGCAACCAACATTGCTACTCTTATTGATTATCCAACTGGGCAAAAGGCTGTTGGGGGAAAAGCCCTTCAAGCATTTAACAAGGTGTTTATCTTTCGCGACGGCCAGGTAGCAATGGAGTGGGATGGAACCCTTACGGGTACACCAGCATTCACTTTAGTCGAAAACGGAGACTACACTCAGCCTTCTCACATTGATCTTTCTGCTGGTGAATTTAAGATAACGGATAATGTTGGCACTGTAGCAGCAAGCAGTAGTGTGTCTGTAGGCAGCAAGGTGTTCATTGTTAGCAAATCACAAAACTCTCAATCATCTGGTTTAGCTAGTGAATTTGAATTTGATGTAAAAAGTGTCTATTATTCCAATGGCACTGTAAACGTATCAGCGGCTTCTGATTCCATTGTAAGTGGAGGACAGTATGATGGCCTATATAAGGTGGATATAACCACTGATACCGCACATGGTTTTGATATTGGAGAACCTGTCAACTTTTCGGGATTTACTGGATCCGCTACCGCCATCAACGGTAAGCGGGTAGTCGCGGCTATTGGATCACCAGCCACTTGCACCGTTTATGTCGATAGCAACCCGAATGTTCCAGCTTCTCCTTCCGGGGTCACTGTGGGAATCACTGACGGGTTTACATTCATCATTCCAGAAGATGGAAGAGAAACGGATGCTTCCGGAAATGTAGTTCATGTCACTGATGGAGATAGTTTGGAGTCTACTCCAATATTTAGCGAGTTGCCGTCAGAGGGAAGCGGCTTTACGCATATGCCTGCTCCACCATTTGGTGAATACCACCAAAGACGCATTGTGGTGCCATACAAGTACGAGATGAGTGAAGACTCAACTGGCACTACCATTACCAGCAGAAACATTGAAGACGAAATAATATTTTCTCAGATATTGGATAGCGATACCTATGACTACATCTATGGTCAATTTAGATTTAATGCTGGAACGTCAGACTACCTAGTTGGATTGCATTCCTTCTCGGAAGACAAACTTGTTGTATTCAACCGAAGTAGCATTCACTTGGTTAGTAACAGCCTGAGTCTAAAGGATTCGGTAAGTACATTGATTACTAACGAGGTGGGATGTGTTGCACGTAAGAGTATTGTCCAAGTGGCAAACAATCTCATCTTCCTTTCCGATAATGGCGTGTACGGAGTGGACTTCCAAGACCTCTACAATTTGCGGGGTCGCGACTTGCCTTTGTCCGCTACCATTGAAGCCACCATTGCCGACCTGAATAAGGCGCATATGGATAAAGCTGTAGCGGTTTATTTCGATAACAGGTATTTCATTGCCGTACCTACTGGATCTAGCCAGACGAACAACAAACTCCTCATATACAATTTTATCAACAAAAACTGGGAGTCAATAGATTCCATCGCTGTTCCATCTTGGGAATTTACTCACCTCGCTGTAGCTGGCAAGGGATCCGATCGTGGAGTATACGCCATAAATAAGAATGGCGGTGTACACAAACTAGAAAGTGGAGGCGGGTCTGATGATCAGTACGTTGTCCAAGTGGGATCGGAAGCGGCCACGGAAGCTATAGTGTCATCCGCTACCACCAGAATGTACACTCTTAGATCCATTGATCGCAAGAAGTGGAACAATTTTGATCTGCACATAGAATCTGAAACAGGACTAGCCAGCGGAGGAAACCTATCGGCTACCACCGAGAACGTGGATTCCACCATTGACCTCGGTACTTTGGCCAGCTATAATGGAGGCAGCAACCTCAGCCCCGGCGAAGACTACTCGATTAGGGGAAGATTTGGAAACAAGAGAGCGTACGGTTTGCAATTTACGTTAGATGCTACATTCGGAAGACCTAAGCTCAGATCGCTTAAGGTGGCAGGAACAACAACATTTAGAAATTTAGAAACAGCAGAATAATGGGTACTATATTAGAAAACACCACTCAATCATATTCGGATGGGGATCAGATTACATCTACCAACCTGAACGAGCTTTTAACTGAGGCCGAGTTTAAATCAACAGCGGTGGATCAGTTGAGCGTAACGCTTGTTAACAAGAAAATAGCATTGCCTAGTACCATTCCTACTAGGAGCTTTACCAGCCCTACGCTGAATAACCCCACCGTCGAAGGAACATTCACAGTGAATGCTTCTGCTCTCGGAGGTTCGGGAATTGTTATAGAGTCGGAAGGCATTGCCTCCAATGACAACGACACCTCGCTGCCTACATCCGCTGCGGTAAAGGATTATGTTGACACCAAAATCACTGCCGAGGACCTCGACTTCGCTGGAAATAGCGGAACAGGTGCAGTGGATCTGGATAGCCAGACATTTACCATTGCTGGTACCCCTAACGAGGTAGAAACTTCTGCTAGCGGACAAACCCTTACAGTAGGGCTTCCTTCTACTATAACTGCTAATGTTACGTCTACAGGAACTAGTACGTTTTCTACTATAGATGTTAATGGTGGTGCTGTAGATGGAACGGCAGTGGGAGCAAGCAGTGCATCTACTGGTGCATTTACCACTCTTAGCACAACGGGAGAAATTACGGCTGGAGACGACATTGTACTTACTAATAACTTTCCGGTTATCAGAACCGATGATAATAGCGAAGATCTTACTTTGCGTGGAGGCTTGGACGATGCAGGCGGTCAGATAAAGCTATATGGTTCTACGGCTGCAAGTGCTAATGATATTGCTTATTTCGCTGACGAACATGAGTTCTGGAATACAGCGGTTACACAAAAGATTGCCTTTAATGGTAACGAAATTTCTTTTGGGTCAGCCCAAGATGTAAACCTCTATCGCTCTGGGGCGGATGCCTTGAAGACCGATGACAGCCTTGAGGTGGTTGGCGATTTTAATGCAGACTCTGGCACATTGTTTGTAGATGCGTCTGATAATAGTGTAGGCATCGGCACTACGGCTCCTGCTGAAAAGCTTGAAGTTGCAGGTAACATACAACTCGACTCCTCAAATGCCAATCTGCTGATAAAACAAGGGACAGGCGGAACAACTGGCGGAATGTATTTCACGTTTAGCTCAGATGCTACGAAATACGCTGGCATGGAGCTTGTGTATGACACCAGAACCACCGTAGGCCCTAGGTTTTATAGCCAAAATGGTTACGACCTAACAGTGGACTCTGGTGATGATTTGCACCTGCAAACCGACTCGACTGACAGGCTTACTATTCTAAACGCAGGCAACGTCGGCATAGGCACTACGTCTCCTCAAACCAACCTCGACGTTAGTGGCTCTGCGTCCAGCGATATTGGCTTACAGATTAGAGCTGGCGATGCAGGAGGTCAGGATAGCACTCAAATTGCTTTTTCTTATAATGGCAGTCCTTACAACTCATCTGGTTTTGCTCACAATATAAGAACGCAACATAGCGGTTCTGGAGAAGCCGATAATAAAATCTCGTTTTATCTTTGGGATTTTGGAACAGACACATCATCGACATTGGGTTCAAAGCACGTTATGTCGATTTGTGGCAACGGCAATGTAGGCATAGGTACTTCGTCGCCCGGAGCTAAGTTATCAATATCAGATGGAAACATAGGTATAGACGGAAACAATTCTCCTCAACAATTTTATGGTGCTGGTGGAAATGTTGCTGGAACCAATACGTCAGGAGGTGTGCTTACGGTTATAGGACACTCTCCAAATGCTACTGGAGACTTATCCGCTCCCCCGTATGACGGATCAAATTTTGTAGGTGCTTCTGGGCTAATGGCACGAGGATTTAGTGAGTCGGGCCAATACCGTGGCAGCTTAGAGTTTTTTACAAAAACAGCTTCCACAACAAATGCTACAAGCAGAATGCTTATTTCCCATAACGGCAACGTCGGCATTGGTGATTCCACTCCTTCTTACAAGCTCGATGTAAATGGCACGTTCCGCACTACTGACGACATTTACAACAATATCAGTGGAACGCAAAGTTCTTTACCAGGATACTACAAAGGTACTTATGGCGCGCAAATAGAATCTACTGCTACTGGCTCAACTTTACATATTGCAAGAAGCATTGGCAACTGCATGAATGTTGGTGCAGACGCCACTGCTGCTGGTACAGATGTTAATGTTGTATACTTTAGGGATACGGGTGCTGGTAGTACTGTTGCTAATGAGGTTGGAAAAATAATTATAGACACAACCTCTACCAACTATGAAACTTCATCTGACTACAGATTAAAGGAGAACGAGGTAGATATTACAGATGGTATTGATCGCCTAAAAGAACTTAAGCCTTATAGGTTTAATTTTACACGGAACCCAAGCAAAGTAGTAGATGGTTTCTTTGCTCATGAAGTAAGTCCAGTGGTTCCAGAGTCTATTAGCGGTGAAAAAGACCAAGTAGACGATGAAGGAAACCCAGTATATCAAGGCATCGACCAATCTAAACTAGTACCACTCCTGACCGCAGCACTGCAAGAAGCTGTAGCCAAGATTGAGGCATTGGAAGCTAGAGTGGCTACCCTAGAGGGATAAAGTAATGAGTAGTAGACGAGGCATAGATCCCACCATGGAAATCAGGGAGGATCCTATTGAATTACCTGATTATTCAGTATATGGATCTGATGCAAGCGACATGCTTGCTGATTACTTAAAAGAATACGGCGGTTATTTAGACTATACAGAAGAAAATATTACAGAAGACGCCGACAGTATCTTTTCATTGGGCGATGCAGGTGCCACTGGGTACTCCGCAACTGACGACATGGGCGAATTTCCAAGCGGACAGGAGATCGCTGACGATGAGGAAGAAGCCAAGAGGAAGCAGAAAGAGGAAGAGGAAGATGAGAAAATCACAAGTACCAAGAATACAATTCAGCCAAGTTACCCTAGAGGTCCAAGAACCACTGTTCCAGGATTACCGAATACTTCCATAAGGCTAGGACCAATTTTTACAGGGGGTGCAGCATTAGCAATTAGCAACAACGATGACGACGAAACTACAG